AGCAGCGTTGAGTTGATAGAGCCCAGCACCAGCAGCATTGTTGACCGTGAAGGCGTTCCCGGCAGATTGAGTGATGCCAGTGCTGACGGCGATGGAATTCCAACCCACATTGCCAGTGCCACCAAGTCCAGTGGAATCATGAGCCTCGAAATAGCGGGTGGTGCCTTGACCGCTCGCAATGAGCGATTGGATCGCTGCAAGGAATTGCGCTTGAAGTGTGACGAGGTTTCCATCGTCGAGCACATTACCAGCTTGATGCGCCGCCGTGAAAGCAGCAATCATGGCCGTGATCGAGCTGGCCTGCCGCAACGCCGTGTTCAAATTCTCCTTCGGCAAAATGCCAGATGGATAGCCGGTCAAACGGGCAGGCAATGCGGCCCAGGTAGTGGGGCTGAGCACGAACGCCCCACCTGCTAGTCCAAACGGTTGAAACTCTGAGGTTGCCATGAGGTCAGGCTCCTATAGGTAGTTGATGAAAGCGCCGATATCAGGGCCTGAGATGAAGCTATCGTTGTGGTCAAGCCCGAATACTGGCGTGCTTCCAATGAGAACGAAGCCATTGATGCGCACGCCTTCTGGTTTTGGTGGCAAGTAGCCTTGCTGCATCAATGTGATCTGCAGCGGAGTGGGAGGGTTGCCCAGGACGTAGACGTCGATGGTCATGTCCTGATTGTCGACTGCGATCAGCGTGGTACCACTGCCCACGAAGAGCGACGAAAGGATCAGCTGGTACTGCTGAAAGCTGCCATCGAAGTGATTCGCAGCAATCTTCGAGCGGAGCAGCAGCCGATAATCCGCATCGCTCAGCGAAACAGCACCGGATGGCACACTCACTACTCGGCTAAGTCCAACCCACGCACCCACTGCATCAAGTTGGTCGCCAATGGCTAGATCAAAGTCGTAAACGACCGGGCAAATGTCCAGCGTCTTCATCTCATCCGTGAAGCCCGAGACCAGCAACTCCACGACTGCCTTGAATTTCGGTCGCTTGCGATGCTCGCTTGTGATCAGGTTCGAGTAGCTGGCCGGCGAACCAGGAACGATTCCATTGATCGTTTGTGTGACGACGGGCGCGAAGCCTTGCAGTGCGATCAGACCTGGTGAAGGTCTGGCCGTTCGATTGAAACTCTGCTGAGTGACCGTTGGCGCGAAGCCTTGCAGTACGATCAGCCCAGAATCTGGGTTAGTTAGGTTGTTGATTGACTGCGTGACTGTGGGAGCCAAACCAAGCAGCGCAATAATTCCTGTTTGCGGTTGCCCGTTCGTTGATTGCGCAATGGTCGGTGCAAAGCCTTGCAATGTGAGAAGGCCAACATCAGGCAGAGCCTGATGTGTCTGCTCAATCGTTGGTGCAAAGCCCGTGATAGTGAGCACGCCCACATCGGGATCAGCAGATTTCGGTTGCGAAACCACAGGCGCATAGCCTGTGATTGTGAGTAGTCCCACATCTGGATCAATGGGCGTATTCGCCATTTAGACCACCGTCAAAGTGATGTCGGCCACATTGCAAGTGGCGCGAGCGTTGAAAGCCACGGTTACATCCCCAGGGCCAACAGGACCAGGGGTCTGCGCAATCTGAAGAGTCTGCAACTCATATTGCTCTGAATTAGCACCACCGTAGAGTTGAGCTGGTAGATAGAGGCGAGATACGAAGATGTCTTGTCCAATCGGCTGTGCGTTGATGTAGTCAGCGATCGCCTGTTTCAATGCCGTGCCAGTCGTGGCTGAATACCCTGGGAAGGCTTTGATCGTCACAGCAACCATGATGGCGATCACAGTGGGCACGAAGAAGTTGATAGTGTGAACTACTCCGGCATCATCCGTCACCGGAATGCTGGTTGTGCCGTAGGTGCCCGTGCCAGGCGTCTTGCGCAGCATGATGGCCGTGGCGATGGCCGTTGAATCTCCACCGATCACGACCACCGAAATGCTGTGAGGTGGGATGCCATCAGCATTCGTGAAACCCGTATCGTTCTCATAGATCACAGCTTGCGTAACGCCCACAACATTCTTCACAGCGCCCAGCGTGCCACCGAGCACCGTGACAGAAGGTTGCGCCGTCGAGATAGTTTGGCGGACCCGAAGTGCAGCATCAGACTCGATGGGTGCGCCTGTGCTCGCAACGCTTGGGTTCGTGACGGTCTGCCAACCGCGGGTCGGAGTGGCGATCTGATTGACAACGCCAACAGCTGCCTCGATTGCACCGGGCTGCGTGCAGGTGGCCGTCACTGAAATGAAACCGGCCGGTGGGATCGTGACGAGCGCAGGCAGTGCCCACTGATTGCCAGTTGAGTCAGCAGCGATACCGTTGATGATGCCGACACCCACCTCGCCCACGATGGTCAGATCGACCTGCGAGTTCGATGGCACGAGGCGAGCAATGCCGTTAATCTTCACAAGGCTTGAGAGCCCTGCGCCCTGCGCAAAGCTGGGCCGGTATTGGTTGTAGATGGCGATGGTCGTGTCGTTGCAATCACTGATAGCCTTCGCAACGATCGCGAGTAGTTGACCATCCTGACTATCTGGGGTGATGTAGCTGTCGAGGCCATAGATGACCATGAAGGAGGCTTGCAACGATTGATAGATGTCGGTGTAGGGCGGTGCGCTGATGCCGAGTGCGTTGATTTCAGCGGCCAGGGTCGTGAGTGGGAAAGGCATAGCTGTGGCTCCTAAACGGGACAAGTGCAAAATGGAAGATCAATCACATAGGGCTCCGTATGTTCCACCCGGTTAGTCACTCGAATTTCATCTAATTGCATAGTGCCTAGGTCTTGAAAAGCGGCCCGAACAAACGTTGAAGCGCTTGAACTTTGTGAAAAAACAATTGCCCCATTTACAAAGAAAAAGAAGTGACCATCCCCAACGCTGAATTCACAATTAAAGGTTGTGCTATATGAAAATCCACCCTCCGTCCCACTATTGAAAGTTGTACTATCAAAGAAAAAGAATCGTGCCCCACCTACGCCATCACTTTGCAATTCAACGCGTATCAAGGAGCCAAAAGGATCACCTGGTGTGGGCGTTGACCAAGTGCCAAGAACCAAATTTGCACCATCGGTAGCCTTCACTGAGAAGTTGATTGTCCAAGCATCAACAATCGGTAGAGCTGGATCAATAAGCGTGATAGCTGGTGCGCTGGACCCGCCTAACACTTGAACACTGCTAATCCCATACAGGGGATCAACGGTGCTGATGATCACCAGATCTGGTCTAGCACTCACAAGCATCGTCCCACGGAGTGCAGGCAATTCATCGTCAGTAATAATCAGCCCATCAGGATTTTGAACCCATGCAACATGCGAGCAATCACAGGGAGGCGGGGGCGGTGGCACCGGGGTTGGGGGTGGTGCAGTTACCGTGGTTGGCATTGCGAATGCTGCCTGCACCTGACCGAAGAGCGTTTCAATTCTGGCGTTGACCGTGAAGCGGCGATCAGCTGAAAGGGCCGAGGAGTAGCTGAGTAGCTCTTCCACGCCAAGGGTGCCCACAATCCGCGCTTGAATAGCCGGATCTCGAGTCGCCTGAGTGCCGAAGCCTTCGATCTGCTCCACGTAGGGCGTGCCCTCGGTGGAGTCGAGAAACCATTCGCCAGTGTGCAGCAGCAACCGCGTGTAGATTGCCTGGGCCACGGTCAACGGGGAATCCTTTAGGAACTCTGCGCCATTACCGAATTGATAGTCGCCATCAGCGTCAAGCTTGCGGTATTTCATAAGCTTTACGTTCCAGGTATAGGTTGAGAAACATTAACGCCGTGATCTGCAACATGGTGGTGGGTAGAGAAGTTGAGACCCGGAATACCGAGAGATGTGCCAAGCACGGCGCCCGTCGCGGTGATGTCTCCGGTTTGCACGGTGTTGCCTGTGATGGCTACATCCCCTTCTTGAGTGAGCGTGCCGGTGATAGTCACATTCCCTTGCAGCATGATATTTGGAGCAGTGATCGTCACGCTGGCCGGTGCAGTGATCTGAACCGCGCCGCCTGGCTGAATAGCGACGAAGGTCGAGCCATCATCAGAGCGGAGCTGCACATCACTCGTAGAAACGCCTGAGAGCTTTCGTGGCTGCGAATGAGGCCCAGGTATGCAGAAACCATCCGAAAGATCCAGCAAGCGCTGTTCTATCTGCTGCTGCGCGCCGCCGCTCTGCCACCATGCATCAATGCAACGCGCTGCAAAGACCACGAGGCACTCATCACCCGGCTGAATGGGGAAGGTCAGCGTGAAGCCGCCGCCACTGGGGAAGACCACTGGCACATCCGGCAGCACTGGCAGGTTGACCCAAGTCTCTGCGCCCATCGGCCCGCGTATCAGCGCCTTGATAGCCGGCTGCACCTCGACCGTCTGTGCATCGGCATTGAAGGAAACGATGATCCCTGGCAGCGAGGTCCACAGCTCACTCTTGACTCCGCGGATGACCGCAAGCATCGCGTCAGTGGCATCTACGCCGCGCTCTCGTCTATCCATGTTGGATTCTCCTGTCAGCCAAAGTCTTTCACCTTCTTTGTAACGGCATCCACTGCAAGGCAGATCAAGTCGCTGTACCAAGCCACGCCGCGCGTATCACCCTCATGCTCGGCCACGAAGACCCGATAGAGCCCGTCACTGGTCACATCGGCGAGCAGCTGAATGCCAGTCCACTGATTGAATGGCACGGGTGCTGCGTTCGGGTTAGCCTTGAGTACCTGGTTGATCGCCTTGTTGTCGATCTTCACGAGCCCACCTGGCGTGATCTTTGGATTCAATAGGCAGCGGACCTTGATTCCGTTGTCCGTCTGCTCGGGCAGGCCGACCATGCCACTCATCGCATCAAGCACCACGGCTTCGCCTGGCAAGTAACCATCCAGGGGGATGACATTGATCTTGCCATTCTGGATGCTCCAGGTAGCCCCCTGGGTTTGCACCTCAGCACGCATCAGCGCGCGCGACATGCCGAACAACACCTTGCCCCGAGGCAGCACGCCACCAGTGGAAGGGGCCAGGCTGCCGGCTGAGAGGCCGAGTGGATTCATGGACTTGATAATGGCCGCCGTGCGCTGGGCGCTGGTCGAACCGGCCGCGAGTGTCTGGTTCGCCACGCTGAAGTTGTAGCCTAGGTCCCCATCAGCGCAGAGCAGATCGAGGTAGGTATCAGTGGCATTCAGCCGACCTTTGCGGAACTGTCTCACATTGCCGTCAAAGATCACGCCGAAGGCCCCATTCTCATAGCCGGCCTGCAGCACGACCCGCGAGTACTCACCCTTGATGATCGTTTGCACGGTTGACTGGCTGCTGCCATCGGAGAGGTTGAAGATGCGGATCACGCAGTTGTTCGGGCTCTCCACATCAGCCTGGTTGATCTTGAATGTGAAGTGCATATCCGACAGATCAAGCGCACCAGCCGCGCTCGGTATCACGGAGCCAGGCGCGGTCACTGATGGCCGGATCACAAAGAGCGAGGCTTTGCGGCCGAACTGGGAGCTATCTGTCATGGGTTGCTCAATCGGGAACGAAGTAGAGATTGCCAGAATCGCCCAGGTTCTGGAAGGTCGGCACTGCGTCCGGGTTCCCATCCGTCAGCGCTACCAAACCGCCCCCGATCCCCAGATAGGCGTACTGGCCCAGGAGATCGATTCCTGTCACGATCGGCACGCCGTTGAGGAAGGGCACCTCATCAGCATCAGCCAGATCGAAGACCCAGCAACTGCTCATGGAGTTCCAGCGCAGCGAGACTTTATAAAGGATGTTGGCAAGCTGGATGAAGAAGTTCTGTGCCATGGGCGTCAGTGGCAGTTCGAATGCATCACTCATCGCGAGGCTCCTTTCGTAGCGGAGAGCGTGGCCGCCTTCTGATCGTCGACGGCGGTAGTCAGGGTCTTCGTGCCGAGATTGGTCGGCGCGTTCGTAGATCCTGGGAAGCGCTGCGCGGCCACGGCTGCCGAGATCTGCAGCGGTCGGGTGCTGACCAGAATCACCTGCTGCAGCTGCGCGGTCACAACGAGTGCATTCTCGGTCGTCTTATCAGTCACGAGCTGCAGGCTCTTGATCAGCATGTTGACATACGAGCGCTTGCCCGTCAGCACATCGAATGGGATACGCTCTTCCTGCAGCTTCAGGAGCTTCTGGTAGATGTCCTTCACCTGGCCAGGTGAGTTGCCACTGAGCAGGCCTTGAATGGCCGCGCCTGTGGCGCCGATAGCACCGCCCGTAGCTCCACCAAAGCCGGCCGTAGCGATGGCCGTGGGGTTGGCGCCTTGCATGCCGAGCACAGCAGCACCCAGGCCAGCATTCAGGAGCGCATTGCTGCCGTTGCCAGCGGGGCTGTTGCTCCATGCGCAGACGATGGTCAATTCTGCCGGCCGCTTGAAGGCATGGTCGCTGATGTTCGCGCCTTGCTCGACCGGGTGCTGGGTGATCTCGAGTTCATCGCTGTGGGTCTCGCTGACCGTGACTTGTGCGGTGAGCGGCCCAATCTTGCGAGTGGGTCGGATGATGATCGATTGCAGACCGAGCTGTGCGCCGGCCGCCACGAAGCCCGTTACTTGACTCATTGCGTGTTGCCTCCAACGTTGCGAACCAAGTCCGCGTTGACTGCCATCTGTTGCCGAGCCACCTCTGCCGCCACTTGCCCAGGATCACCAGCGCCGTTGACGTAGATGTCTGTCTTGGCAGTGATCTGCGGCCCTGCGACCGCATCCATATAGGCTTGCGTTTCAGCCGGTGCTTTGCTCGGGCCGTACTTGCTCATGTTGCCGGGCCCCCAGTTGTAGGCGCCGGTCGCTTTGCGCAGATCGCCACCGTACTGAGTCAGCAGATCACGCATGTAGCGAGCAGCACCCTCGCTCGATTGCCCGAGGTCATTGGGATCTGTCACGCCGTATTGCGAGGCCGTGGCATCCATGAACTGGAAATGGCCCTTCGCGCCAGCCGGCGAGAGCATGTCCTGCCCGCGGTTCGACTCGCGCTGCCAAATGCGATCGAGCAGGCCGGCGGGCAGGCCGTACTTCTGCTCAAGCTTGGCGAAGTCTGCGGCGGCTGAGCCTGGCTTTGCTGGGCCGGATGCCACAGGGCTGCTTGCGCTGCCGGGAGCTGGGCCGATCTTGACGGTGGCAGCCTCAGCCGCCCGTTTGTTAACATCGGAGAAAAGCAGCTTGCTTTCCGATCGCCGGAAAGGTGCGCTGTACAGTGTACTGATGGCAGACCCGAGCTGCGACATGATCCCCGGCGAGCCAGGCTTGCTGCTGCTTTGCAGGATGCGACCCCAATCGCTGAGCACTGCCTTTACGACGCCGGCCATATCCTTCAGTGCCGGCAGCATCGTCTGCACAACCAACGCACCGAACAGCTTCATGAACTCAGCCAGCTCGCGCCAAGTGTTCAGCAGATCCTTCGAAGCTTCCGCGGCTGCGTCGACGTCCACCCCGAGCGAGCTGGCCATCTGCTTGCGCTTCTCCACGGCCGCGTCCATCACGCCCATCCCCTGCTTCCACATCAGCAGGGTGGCTTCGTCGATGCCGAAGAGGTTAGCGAACTGCGCGCCCAGGTAGTGGGGCATGCTGGCCAGGGCCTTCACAAGATCCCGGGCCACATCGCTCGTATCACGGCCCTCCACTGGCACGCCGAAGCTCTCGATCAGCTTGCTGATGCCGGGGTTGAGTCGGATGGTCTTGGCAAGGTTCTCCAGCGAGGCCCGCATGGTATCGCCGCTGATGCCGATTTGCTCCGCACCATACTCAAGCGCCTGGATGTTGCTGACGCTGCTGCCGATGCGCTTGCTTGCGTAGTAGAGCTTCTCCATCTGGTAGGCGAACACGCCGACCATCGTGGAGGTAGCCGCTGCCACCTGAAACAGCCCCTTGGCGAGCGAGTTGGCCCTCTTCTCGAAGTCCTTCAGTGTGGTCTCAAAGGTCTTTTTTCCCTTCTCATCCATCTTGAAGCCGAGCGCGAACAGGTACTCTTCGAGAATGGTGCTAGCCATTTACTTCCCTTTCTGACTTGCGTGATAACGGGCTACGTTCTCATCCTCAACATCAAGCGCCTCGTTCAACAGCGCGATGAACTCGAGGTCGATGTCTGTGCCCATGAGCTGCTCGGCTGAGAGCACATTGCGCAGCACCGGCCGGAATAGCCAATCCTCTTGCTCCACCATGTGGATGTAATCCACGCCGCCCGTTGCGTTGGTATGGCGGAGCTGCCTGGCTAACTGCTGCGACCGGGCAGAAGAGCGAAAAAACCGCCGAGGTTCTCCTGCACGACGGCCGCAGCCAGGCGCATCATCAACGGCATGTCGATATCCTCGAACTGCAACTTCTTCGAGCCATTCAGCAGTACGGTCTGCCAGCGGTCACCCGGCTGCTTCTTGCTGATGACGTTCAAGCACGCATAGATCACGTACTCGACATCCTCGTCAGTCATCTTCGCTGCGATGGCCGCGATAGGCTCCAGGAAGTCACCCAGGCTGACGTCCGTTTGCTGCTTCAGATCCGCGGCACGCAGGCCCATCGCAGCAAATGCCGGCGCCAAGCGCCGGGCAATGTGCAGTTGGATGATGGGGTTCAGCTTGCCGGTGCGGTAGGTGGCTTCGCCAATGATCACTTCACTCATTTTGTTCTCTCCAGGTAGACGGGGTCAGATCAAAGGGCGCTTATTCGCCCAGGGCGCGGTCGATTGTGATGCAGTTGAATTCCCACTCGATGATCCCGGCGTCCTTGCCGTAGCTCAGATCCGGGGCCTTTGCGAAGGCCACCTGCCGGCAGGTGACCAGATCTCCACGCGCCGAGTCGCTCACCGTGATGGTGTTCTGTCCATGGCTGCTCGCGCTGGCCGTCTGGAATGCATACATCGCATTCAGCAGCCGGTTGGTGGGCGAGGTCTTCAGCAAACGCACCGTGACCTTGCCGGACTTGTCGGCATGCAGCGAGTGCTGACCGGAGCCATCGGCCCCGATCTGCATGCCGTCGATCTCGCCCGTGGGCGTGACCGAAATGCCTTCTTCAGCAGCGCCAGCGCCGCTGCCCAGGCTGAAGGCGCCGCCAGGCCCCACAATGGCGGCGTTGACGTCGAGAAAGCTATATACATTGCTCATGGTTCAGAAACTCCTTATTGGTTGACGAGGATGGCGACCGAGACCTCGTGCACCGCCCCTGCGAGCTTTGCTGCGATCTGGAAGGGGACCGACTGCCGCGCGGCTCGCTGGGCTTGGTTCTGCGTGTCCACATTGGGTGCGTAGACGTAGAAGCCACTTGCCAGGTAGTCACCTTGCTTGAGCTGGCCGAAGCCGCCCGAGTTCCAGACCCCGGGAGCGAGCAGGCCGTTGATCACCGCTTGCGAGAGCACCGCGCCGATCTGCGTGGCAATCAACTGCATGCCGGCATTGGTTTGCGGGATCTTGGTGACGCTCGTGTAGAGCAGGTTGTAGATATTGGTCTGGATGTTGAGGGCCAGCCAGTCGGTGCCGGTGACGATGTCCGCGAAGACCCCCGAGGCCATGGCGCCACGTTCGAGAATGGCCGTGTCATTGTCGTACTGCGTGAAGACGTTGGCGTTGAAGCTCTCCAGTGCGTTGACCTGGATGCTGTTCAGCGCCTCGGCCACGATGCCAGGCTCTTGCTTGTACATCAGGGTGATGGTCGTGCTGTTGCCGTTGTAGTCGACTGTGAGCAGTCGAGCCAGCGCAGAAACCACCGCATAAGCATTCGAGCTGCTGAACTGCGTGAAGGTGCGGAGGTAGGCAAGCTGCTTCATCAGGTAAGCGATGTTCGTCGTATCTGATGGAACGAGTACGCCAGCTTCCTGCGTGGTGATGCCGTAGATGTGCTTGGTGTTCGTGGCTTCGATGAAGGGCGCCACGGCCAAGTGATCAGCATCGACTGCAGCAAGGATGGTCAGCGCGTACCAGTGCTGACCATAGTTCAGCTCGTAGAGCGTGGTGGCTGCCAGTGCCGTCTCGGCTGCTTGCCCTTGGAAGACATAGGCACCGCTGCTCGTGCTGCGGCCTGCCAGCTTGTTGGAGATGTCCACGCCAGTCGCGGCAGCCTGCAGGAAGCTGATGGCGCTGGTAGCGCCGGTGGCCGTGCAGCTGAACTCGAAACGGGCGTAGGTGGCATTCCAGACCACGGTACCGCCAGCGAGCGCTGTGTCGATGATCGCAGCAACCGCGTTCAGGTTGGCAGCAGCGGAGAAATTCAAGCCCGTGATATCTGCGGCGGCGGCGCCGTTCACTGCAACCTTGAAACTGCCTGTCGTGATGGCCTGCCACGATGCAATGGCCTGATCTGCCGAAGCGAGCGGGGCACAGCGCAGACCGCCACTTGCTGCAGCATTGACCCATCGGCCGATACTGAGCTGCGAGGGTTGAGGCACTTGCTGGAACCAGAGCACGGCAGCCGCGTATTCCGGCGCGCTCGTGCCGAAGTCCGATGCAATGGCCGCGATGTCGCTGTAGGTGCGGATGCGCTCGAAGGTGTCAATGACGGTCGAGCTGCCCAGGATCAACAGTGTGCTGATGTCCTGAGTCGAGGCTCCCGCAGGCGTCAGGTTGACGCTGACGTGGATCAGCCGGGAGATGGGGAGTTGGTTAGCCATGAGAAAGTTCCTTCTGGGTGTGATGGGAACGAAGAGCGATCAAGGTGTGGGAGGTTCCACGATGATCGGTGTGATATAGATCTCGTTGTCGAGCCCGGCCTGGGCCGATTCGACTGAGCGGATTGCAAAGACCCAGCCAGCACGTCTGCGGAAGCGAACGTTGATGTCCACGCGGGGTACCCACTTCTCTTTCAGCAGTGCCGGCAGCTTGATCTGATCTTCCACTTCAATCAAGCTGATCTGCTGCGTGCGCAGGTAGGCTCTGTTCTGAGACAGCTGGATGCTCGCACTGACCTGCTTCCCAATCTGCCCACCTTGAGGGCCGTAGAAGCTCATCAGCATGGTCAGGACTTCATCACGCTGCACAAGGCCAGTCTCAGGGTTGTCCGGGCCCTGCCCCTGATAGGCGAAGGCATCCTCGGTGATGCGCGGGAAGCCAAAAGCCAGCCAGTTGATTGTGAAATTCGGCTGGTTGGGCGGCTCGGGCTGCCAACGGGGCCGCACCAGATCCCCAGGAATGCCACTTAGCCCCACCAGGAACTCGTGGAAGTAGTCATCCAGGGGGTCGTCATAGATCGGGCTGCTCAGTGGCCGCAGGAAGCCGGCAGCGCTCGAATCTGGCCCGGCCGCCACGGTGAGTGTGGGTGCGGCGCTGGTTAGCGACATGCTTCCCTGAGTGGGATTAACTGGGGTATCTGCCATCACAGCGCCTCATCGGTTGCGTGCATGGACTCGGCCACTACCTCATACATGCCGGCTCCGTAGCGCGGGTAGGGGTAGCACTTGAGCACGGTGTACTGGGTCGAGCCTTCTTCTCCCGCCTTCGGCCATGTGATGACGTCAGGCTTGAAGCCGCTGGATACGCTGCGCATTGCGAAGGTCGTAGCGATGAAGATCAAGCGCGGGGCGCTGTCACTATCCTCGCGGCGCAGCAGAGCGGCAGGATCTTGCATCGTGACCGTGCCAATAACATTGTCGAAGACCTGCTCGTTGGTCTGAGAACGGCCAGTCAGGGCGCTTACGCTTTCCCCACGGCGGGCCACTGTCATCACATCGGCAAAGTCCGGGTCGACGACAATGTCTGATACATCGAGGAATGGCATGGTCTACTTCCTTCTCTTCTTTCGGTCACGGACGACGTAGTTAACTGCATTACGCAGTTGGGCCGTATCAACCAGCGGCTTAGCGAGTTCGAGGCTCGGGGGAGCACCGGCTGCGCGCCAAGCTTGCTCCCACATTGCCCCCTTGCGGCCCTTGGCAGCGCGTGCTGCTACAGTGCGATCGGAAAGTGGTGGTGGGATGCCCTCGTTGATCTTTGCACGGATAGCCCGTTGCACTGTCAAACCAATGGCTTGGTAACCTTGCTCGACTGCGTCCGGGCCGCCCCCAGCTGCAACCTTCTTGGCCAGGCCGAGCATCTTGCGGGTTACCGTACTCAAGACCTCGTTGATGGCCGGCCGCATGAACTCACGCTGAGGTATGTTCTGCTCAGGAGCGCCGTTGTCATGAATGTAGGCGATCGTCGGGTTGTTGAGCCCTTCATCGCCCTCAGTCTCCTTCCGAGTGCTCGTCTCAGCGGGGAAGCCAACGAGCACTTCCTTTTGCACCAGAACATCAAGCGCTTCCACCAGCTGCTTCATCCCCGCTCCGCGCGTGATCTTCAAGTGAGGATTAGCCATCCTAGTATCCCGCGCCCCAGTAGGGACCATACCATGCGATCTGACTCGGTGGTGCATTGCCTGGACCTGCACCCACTTGGATCGGACCAGCGCCGAATTGCTGAATCAAACGCCACAACCGCATGCCGTAGGTGGTGAGGTTGTAGTTGCCGGCGAATTCCTCTGCCACCGAGGCCGTGTCGTAACCGGCTGAGACCTTGTCGATGCTCTTGCTGTTCAACATGCCTGAAGCCGCACCCGGCACGCCGCCGTTCGATGCCTGCTTCTGCGCCATCCACTCGAGCGCGAGGTTGTGGGCTGCATAGAGCTGCACCCCGTAGTCGAGGATATCGCCCCACCGATCGGCAGGGAAGAGCGCGTAAGCGAGCGTCAACCAGAAGGTGATTGCATCATCCGTGTAGCGCGTGGCATCCGCATACGCAGGGAAGGTCGCACGAAACTGAGCAGGCGTAATCATGATGAAGTCTTCCCTTTGTAGCTGCGGTTACTTGGCCTTCGGCTCGTAGATCTCGATACCGTTCTGCACCGACCACCAGTGGTTGGCATGCTCGATCGGCATTTCGTCGACGCCGGCTTTGTACTGCACCTGCGTGTGATCGTCGAGCGTGAGCGTGTAATTCTTGGGAATGGTCACCGTGACCATTTCGCCTGACTCGCTCGGTGCGCTGCCGGGATCGTAGCCGGCGATCATGGCCTGTGGGTTCAGGGACACGCGGGGCTTCACAGCTTCGGGGGTCTTCTTCGTCAGAGTGACGATTTGCTTGCGGCTGACTGCCATTTTGGAAACTCCTTGTGGATAGAACAGGGAAGAAAGGGGAGGGGCCGAAAAGCCCCTCCGTCATGCATCAGGCTTGCACCTGACTCAGAGACCGTCTCGGTAGCCAAGAGTTTCTGGGTACACGACTTCCAGCACGCCCAACCGGCAGTAGTAGGTCATCGCGTGGTAGAGCGAGACATACTGCACCGGCGTACGCTGCAGCATGGTCATCGGATAGCGCACGTACTCCTTCTTCTGCGAGTAGATCACCATACGATCGGTGCCCGCCACGCCGAAGGTGCCACCCGCACCCGCGCCGATGAGCCACTTCGCCGGCTGGATCTCGAGTTTCCCTTTGCCCGAGCTGGTGAGGATGTTGTTCTCCAGCAGGTACTTCAGGATCGAGACCGTACCCGCGGTGCTGATCAGCTGCGTGCTGATGTAGCCGAACTGAGCAGGCGGAATCAGCATCTTCGTCGGCATCACTGCGAATGCGCTTGCCGTCCACACGCTGGTCAGTGCTGCGTTGACATCGGCCAGGATCTCGGCCGGGGTCTTCAGCGACCACTTCGGGCTGCCACCGGCGCCGTTGGGCAGATTGGACACGTTGGTCACCAGCGGGTGATTCACCAAACCTGAGTCGAGCGTGGTGGCATCACCGGCGTAGACCTGCTCGTCGATGTCCATCTGATGCTTCAGCTTCAGACCGTCGAGCATCTGCGAGTCAATGGGGCGGCCCATCTTCGCAGCGCTTTCCAGTTCGGGAATGGAGTACTTGATCTCCATGCCCCACAGCCGCAGGGGCTGCGGCACCTTGCCGATGTCCAGCGAGAGGCCGGTGACCTGGTCGGTGCTCTTGCCGATCCATGCCTTGCCGTTGCGGTCAGCGCCGACGGCGCCGCCGTTGCCTGTGCCGAGACCGCCCTGACTGCCGAAGCTCGACAGGGAGAAGCTCGACACTTCATCGGCTAACGAAACGTCTTCACGCAGGTCGATGTCACGCGCCCAGCTCACCGAAGCGAGTGGCATGTGCAGTTCCTGATCGAGGCGTTCCAGCTCACCGATCAGAAAGGCGCCGGTGGAGTCCACCGTGCGGCCATCATGCGTGCGGTAGCCGACGCCGAAGGGCAGGCCCTGTTGCGTGCCAGATGCATCGATCACGCGAGCGCCGTCGAAGGTCATGTGATCGAGCGTGCGTGCGCGGACGATGGTCCGCTTCGGCACCAGGATGAAGGGGGAGTGCATTTTCATGGAAAAGGTTCCTTGTGAAAGTTGGATGAGTTCTGACTTGCTCGATCAGTTCGGCAACGCGGACTCGAACACCTTCAACTCGGCGACGCCGTTGGCATCGGCCGGGCCGTTGAAGTAGGCATTCGTCAACGCCATCGTGGAGCCACCGGTTGCGGCAGCCTCGAAGCCGCCGAGCACGTGACTGCCAGTGCTGGCAGCAGCCCAGACGAATGCCTGGCTGCGCTTCGTGGGTGCTCCCACGACCTTGACCATGATGTTGCCTTCGACCAGGATGTCGATGATGCCGCTGGTGGGCGGCACGCCGTCGCCAAGTGCCTGGCTCAAATTGGCCTGTTGGGTCGGGTAGCTGCGCACGAGCACGCCGTTGATCTTCGTGCCGGCCGCTTGATCAGCAGCGAGGATGCCACGATACCCACCAGTGGATACTGCGATGGCAGGATCGCCATACCGACGGATGGGCGTGGTCGTGTCCATCAGCGAGGGCATGATGTCGGCCGGATGAAGTCGGTTGACCGTGCCAGCAGAGCCGGCACCCATGCGGAAGGTGAAAGCAACGTCGCAAGTGCGAGCACGCATGAGCCGCGGCGGGCCGAAGAGGATTCGAGCCAGCACCGACAGCACGAAGACCAGCGCGATCCACAGCGCGGTCATGATGGGAGAGAACATTTTCTTCATTGCAGTGATTCCTTGTGATTGGATTGGAAGAGAAAGGAGCTGGCCAGGCTTCAGTGCGTGGCGTAGTACTCCCGGTTTTGCTTGTTCAGCTCTGCGATGGTCTGCGGAGCCTTCGACTTCTTGGCGTTGGGATCGCCTTGCTGGCCCATACGGTTTGCGTCGCGCGTGGCGTTGGAGTTGTTCAGCAGACGCTTGGCACCTGCTGCAGCGCGGAAAAGCACGCCCACCGATGCGCAGTCCATGGTCGCCGTGTCGATGGTCTTCACACCACTGATGCCATCGACCAGCGCCTTGCCTTCGGCCGTTGCATAGCAAGCATCCAGCGCCTTGCGACGCGTGTTGCACATGGTGTCGATGGTCGCCGAGCGCTTTGCTTTGGCGTCGAAGGTGGAAACCCGGAAACCAGGCACCAGCACCTCGGCGTCAGCGATCAGAGCTTGATAGCCAGTTTCGAGTGCGGCCGAGTCCTTGGTTTTGGTTTTGTCGGCTTCCTCGTCGGCCTTCTTGGCGAAAGGGTTGCCTTCGTCATCGGTCTTGCCTTCGTCGTCCTTTTTCTCATCGCCGGTGGCTTCGCCACCACTGCCACCCTCGCTGGCGAGGGCCTGCGTGATGGCAGCAAGCTGCGTGATGATTTCCTTGTGGCCATTCTCCAGCGAAGCGAAGCGGGCTTCGTAGTTGCCTGCGTCGGGGCCGCCACCCATGCCCGAGGAGTTGCCCGAGCCTTCGCCCGTGCCGCCTGCATCATCCTCGACATCGACAGCGCCATTGCTGCCCGTGGGGGTGGCCCCGATGCCATGGATGTGAATGTGCGTGTGTGAGTCACTCGGACCGCCTTCTTCGTCCATGGTCGAAGCGTCCGGGTCTTCACTCAGCTCGGCCAGTGCGTCGAGCACTTTTTGCGAGAGCTTCACGCGCGGTTTTGCGGCCGGCGTGCGCCGCTGGGTGTTGCTGGTTGCCATATCGTTGTTTCCTTCTTCAGTAAGTGATGGTTGATGGTCGCCGATAGCACAGCGCGGGCCACAGCGACCCCTTTCGACCAGCGCGATGTGATTGCCAATGAGGTTGGTCTGATCTCCCTGACCAACCTCCGTTTGCTCGTAGTCGGCTTCGTAGCCGGCAGAAACCTCCCGCTTCATCGCATCGACTGCAGCGATGGTGGCCTCGTCGGTAATGAGCAGATCCGCGAGCAGCACATCTGCATCTGGGCCTGACCCTTGCCGAACGTTGAACGCAACCCCGCGAGCCAGTTTCTTCCAGTTCTTAGGGGTGACATCCTCCGTGGGGTGCTCATCCACCAGTGGCTTCCCTTCGAAGCTTGTGATGGTCTCAGGCCGGAAGAGTTCATTCGCCGTGCGGGTGACCCAGGCGATGCCGTCAGGGCCTTCCACAATCGGGGTCTCACCTGGGCCATACATCATGGTCCCGATGCGAGCGATGGGCACTTCCCGGCAGAAGAGAAAGCCTTCCGGGGTCTTGAAGCGTTTGGGGCCGATCTGCTCGACGGTCAGCACGCCCTGTGATGTATCAGGCGGATCTGGGGAGGTGCCTTTGTCTTGCGTCAAGGCCCGGATGAGTTTGCGTAACTGGTGTCGCATTGCTTTCCCTTTCTATGAGGTGTGCGCTTGCATCCATGTGCGAACGGCAACGGCCATAAGCTCGTGGGGCGTGGGATCTGGGTGCACGCCATCCACGGTCACAGCAGCTGCCCAGCGCCAGTAGTCAGCGCTGGCCTTGCTAACGCTGCCGCGCAGGCCTAGGGTGTTCTGGATGTAGGCATCAATCTGCCCAGCAACGCCCACAGCCGCAGCAAGGTCTGTATCGAGCAGGTCGATTTGCCCGCCGATGCCTGAAACTGGCGTCTGATTGATAACAGTCACCCACCCATCAGTCGAAGCAGTCTTCGGTGTGAGCGGAGCGCATGCCACCAGCACAGGGCCAGCAGCTGCTCCTCGAATTGCGTCCCATATGATTTTCTTTTCTGCGTGAAGCCCGTCAGCATTGCCTTGGTTGCCATCGACGTTAATCGAGTTGATGCCGTAGCGCTCAATGAATCGGTTCGCGTACTTCGAAAGTCCGGTGAGCTTCGCCCGCGCTCCGTTGACGCTGCCAGCGCTCCAAACTGATGCCTGCCCACCACTCTTTGCCAACTTCAAACCGGCGCGGGCATTCGTAAATGCGGCTGCGTTATCAAACAAAGAGCGCGTGAACCAACCTCGCCCAATGGCATAGCCGTTGCCCGCATCATTCAAAGCGTAGGTAATCGAATCCCCGGTGCCGCAGAACACTCCAACATCAGGTTCCGTGAATTTGCCAATGACCATGACAGGTGGGGAGAGGCTATTGTTTGTGCTACCAATCTCTTCAGCACCATTAACCCACATCTGACCGGAGCCTTGCAGGTTTGTGAGTCCAGTGTTCAATGGATTGTAGGCAAAGGCTTGAAAACCTCCCAGGGTGCCACCATGCCCAGCATCGCCAGAAGGAAAAGACATACCAGCAGCTGCAACCGTTGCACCGTAACCGATATACAGCAAAGTGCCACGAGGGATTGAGTCAACGAACCCGAGTGCAGATGGCAGGATGGGATCGCTGATGATTTCAGTCTGACCTGAGGAGATGACTTTGCTGGTTGCCCCTCCCCATGTGACTTGCACTCCGGTGCCGGCGCCATCCACGGTGACCCACATTTGAGTGATCGTGAAATCGTTGCCAGGCAAAATCGCGCCTTCGAGGTTGCTTGCACCTAGTGACCAACCGCAAAGCATCAAGCGCACTTCTTCCGCATCGCCGCTGCCAACATAATGCGCTACCTTCATGCCGCGACCGAGTAGAGTACCGCTGCTTGTATCGTTGCCTTCACCAATCAAGTTGGCGTGGGTGATCATGCGGAGCGGATTGGAATTGATCACCGGCAACAAAGCCGGAGATAACGCCCACATCACGCCACCCCATTCAGGATCGAGGCTACCCAGATGTCTTTCGTCGGGTTGTAGACCAGAGAGAGGAAGTCCACTGCATTAGCAGCAGTGGACAGCGTGATGCCAGCAGCACCCGCCGTTTTGATCTTGTTGCCGAGCGTGAGCAGTCGACTTCCCGTCGCATCCTGCGTCAGCCAGACATTCAACGTCACGGCGTTGGTGAAGTTTGTGGGGTTGGCCAGGATCAGGTTGCCAGTGAGCGCAGCAATGTTGATCTGATTCGTCACTACCAGCCCGTCAAGCGTGACCGTTGCTGCATAAGCGACTGGGCTGAGCTGGGAAGTCTGTGCTTTGGTCCAGTTGTTGACCACACCGACCTGGGCACCTCCCGCGCCACCAAGGCTCTGCGTTGAACCATCCGGTGCTTGGAAACTGAGAGGCACCCCTGCCCCATCGAAATTGACGCCAGCGAGATCCGAGGCTGCGGCGGGTGGGTTGGCAAACATCACGCCCAGTGCTCGAAGCGTCTGGACAATCGGATCAGTGAATGGTTTCGACATTGAAGTTCCTTCAGCGGTTAAGGGATGACCATCGCGCGACCATCACCCAGCAGATGGGAGTGACAGTCTTTCTGGGCGTTGTCGCAGTTCTTGGTCCAGACCTTCACGATCTCGGGCTTCCACGCCATCATGTAGTCGCCGTGGCCGCTGAAGCCGGCTGGCAAAGTGGCATCGTATGCATCGCTCGACAGCCGCCAGTACTTGGTTTCGCCCGTGACCCTCACCTGGTAGAGAACCTGGTAGGCAATCTGCGGCAGCGCCACCGGGTGCGTGGATGGGCAGTTGCCGGTGTTGTTGGCTTTCACGTTCACCGGGTTCGCCATGTGGCTCTTGTGGTCAGGGCTATCCAAATTCAGCCCGTCCCAGCATTGCGGGAAGTCAACACCCATGATGAGCCAGGAGCCGTCACCGCCTGGACAATCCGTAGGAATGCTGCTTGACCAGTTGCTGTTTCCCCCTTTCCACACGCATGCGTAGATCGCTGCTTGACTAGGACTTGTTGGGTTGCCCTTGGCGTCGCCGGCGATCATCCGCAGGCCCAGCGGCACTTCGGTGATGGAGCTGGGCGGCAGCGCATAGCCCGTCTTGTAGTAGAAGTTGGACTCGAACATCGGCGCCAGCGGTGCGCCGGTGCGGGTGTCGATCATCGACG